GAACGGTCGCTTACTTCTCCTGTCAGACAGTAACCCCAAAACTTCTGATGATAATCTATTAACTCTTGGTCTCCACAGCAGATTGAAGAGAAGAATGTTATAGCATTTGAAAAATCACTTTCTACAAAACTGACATCAAGTTCAAATGTATAAAAATCGTTTTTAGTTCTTTTTCTCTGCGTACAAGTAGAAAGGTCAAATAGATATCCATCTTTAATAGGAAGTTCATAAACGACATTATTCGTTTTCTTTTCAAAATTAACATCTATTGGAAATGAAGAATAATATTTAGTTATGTTATTGAGAAATGGCGTTGAAGTTAAATTTTTTATTAACTTTTGGAACATTTTAAAGCGTTCTTCGTACATCTTCTTTTCTACTTTATCTTCTATTTCTGAAATTTTCACATAGCATTCATTTGCAGATTCTATTATATGAGGAGAAAGAATATTATTAAGAAGTCTTGGAAACACGTTAGAAGGCTCAATCTCCCATAATAAAGACTTCTCATTCCAATGATAGAATTCCATAGTCTTCTGGTCTTTGATTGAAATATTAGAACCGTATATATCTCTAAATAATTCTGCCAAGGTCGAATGTTCGCCTCCAATACAATCTTGAATTTTTGAAAGCATTTTAGGATTAGATTTTACAGTTTTGTAATTACCAATTTTCTTCATTTTCTTGCCATCTTTATTGGTTTCGTTACAGTAGCAACCAATTAGAACAGCTCCAGAGTGTCTATTGATTGTTATGTAAGCTCCCAGATTATCATGTTCTCTATTTCCAAATGCTGGACACGGAGAAGATACCATTCGGTTAAGACTCAAGAAATTTCCGTTCCAGTTTTTCATTATAAAGTCATCGCCAATATGTTCTTCTATAACCTGTGTAATAATATCTTTGTAGGAAATTATTTCATCTTCTTGGTCGTCCCAACAAATGTCTTTCTCTTTTGATAGAGTTGAGACAGGGTCAAATATGTTTTTAAATTCACAAGGAGTTCTGTTATATGGAATGATAGATAAAATTCTTGGTAGGTAAAAGTTAATATCTTTCACGAAGTCAATCTTTAGTTCACTGGAATTGTATATATTATAATCGTTGAAACGAAAATAAGTATCAAGTTCCATAAAGCAGTTATTAGCGGTTGTATAGACAGTTTCCGCTTTATATCGTCCAGAAACATCATTCTTACGACTTCCATACATCAACCACGGCTTATTCTGAATACAATCAAAACCATCAATAAGAGATTTCATAGAACTTTCGAATTTTGCGTAATCTTCTTTTTGGAGAAATGTATTGATATAAGAGAGATGCAGCCCGTGTTTTACTTTGTCTTTAGAAAGATAAGGGTCCTTTGTCAGAATAACGCAGTCAGAATGTTTATTTTCATAATTTTCAATATTCGTAGAAAGAAATGTAGTAATTGGGTTTATAATATTTTCAAGAACGTCGTCTAAGGTGTATAGAGACTTTAAAGTATCGCTTTTTTCAGAATAGTCAATATCAACTACTAACATACTACAACTCTGAGGTTTCTCAGCTAATCCAGTGTCGTTGTTTACTCCGAGTCTATCAAACAGTTGTTCTAAACCGTTCCTATCAAAAAGATATTTTCCCCTAGGTGTCATCATATTTACATGTGTGTGATATGAATTATCCGTGTAAAATTTTCGTACAAAATCTTCATTCGTGAATTCCATTATTTTATTTTAGTACAACATTTTATTTTTTTAAATTAAAATAAAATATTTTAATTTAAAAAATATTTTTAAAAATATAATTTAGAAAAATTCTATAGAACATAAAATTTTGAACTCTTTTTTAAATTGTTGTCTTTTTTTCGCCTTTTCTATATGAAGCCTTCTATATTCTGGATCAGATTTATATTTATTTAAAATTGTCTCTCTACACTTCTCTTTGTGTTCTTCTTTGTGTTTTTCATAATAATTTCTCATATTATTTCTCAGTTTATTGGCCTTATATATTTTCCGTTCTTCTGGGGAAAGTTTCAGAGTCATTTTACTTTATATATATAAAGATTTAATTTTTAAATTTGATTTATAAAAACCTATTTAAAAATTAAATTTAAAAATATATAATGGAAAACGAATTGCATCAAGATTTACAGAAACTATTTTATTATGATGAGTTTAAAAACAGTATTGTCAGATTTACAAAAAAAAAAGAGACAGAAACTTATTTTGACGAGTTTATGTATATATTTGAAAAACAATATGGAATATTTAATAAAAACGATTTTGATATTATTGATGAAGAAGAATTTGGTGAAGGAAGCGGAGAGATATGTGTCTGTACTCACCCAATTTATTATTTGTATTATATGAAGCATATTCCTTCAGGAATCATATGGCAAGTAGGGTCAAAATGTGTAAAAAATTTTGACGAAAATCTTGGTAAGGAAATAGAAAATTTGAATGCTAGAAAAAAGAAAGAAAGAAAAGGAATAATCTGTAAATATTGTGAACAACCGCTTATGGATTTACGAAAGAAATTTCAGAAGATTAGATACTGTAACGAAAATTGTTATTCTAAAGATACTTATGTTATAGAGTTTGGAAAAAACAAAGGAAATATTCTGAAAGATTTTATTCTTTCAGATGAAGGATATAAGTGGTTTACTTGGGTGAAAGCTGTCATCGAAAAAAATCAAAATGCTTTTATACATTTTCCAACATTTTCAGAAATTATAAATGAAACCGAAATAATATAATGTCAGTTGTTACAAAACTATCATTTTCAACTTTTGAAATATTCTTTGAAAAAATGCTTTAATTTTTTTTGCATGATTATGCAAATGATATTTTAATCCGCAGCTACTATCACATGTTATATCAAGATCTTCAGAATCCGAACTTTGTTGTTTATCTAAACTTGGTTTTTGAATTTCTGATTGTTTCATATTTTATATATGTAACAATATATAAAATATAATTTTTACTTACTTATGTTTTTCAATATGTTCAAACGCATCTACATGTGGATCTGGGTTTGAAATATGTGCTTGATATGGTCCACGGCCATTTAGAAATTCAAGATTCATTAAATTTTGACGTAACGCTTCAAGTGCATCTTCTCCTGACATTTCTTGTTTTTCTTCTTGTTTTTGTTCTTTTTCTTCTTTTTCTTGTTTTTGTTCTTCAAAACCAACTTCTTCTTTTTCTTCTGCTATCATTTCATCAAACATTTTTTCTAAATTATCAGCAAACTCTTCCCAAGTCTGAGTAAATCCTTTATTATCATCATTTACAGGCTCTAATTCATATAGTTCCTCGAATACGCGTTCCCATTCCTCTTCTGTACTCAATTCACCTTCCTGTGCGTTGTTAATAATTTCATTTAATCTATCTTTTCTTTTCTTTTGAATTTGTTCAACAATAACGTCTTCTAATTTACTTTCTTCTACTTTACTTTCTTCTACGCCTACGTCAAATTCATTTTCTAATTGATCAATCATATCATCAAGCCTATCAGCTACTTCATTTATAACAGTTAAATCTTCAGGCTCAATTTGTTGTAATTTTGTTTCTTGTCTTTCTAGAAGAGGCATATCTGGTATAGTCTCTGCGGTATCACTTCTTTCTAAAACAGGACGAATTAACATTCTTGCTACGTCTCTAATATTATGAGTTGGTCTTGGAATAGTAACAAGCCCATCAATAAGTTCTGGTAATTCATCAAAAAGTCTTACAGTTTGTTGTCTAAATCTTTCAAGGTATTCATCACCTCTTTGTACGCCTCTAACAATTGCTTTTGCTTGCTCTTCCCGAATTACTTTTTTAAGATCAACAGGTGGTTTAACTTGTCTAGGAGCAGGTCGTTCTCTTAATAATAAATTATTATATTCATCATTAGGCATTCTTAATAATTTACGACCCAGTGTACCAGTAACCAAAACGAATTTGTTCGTTTGTGGATTTAAAACTTTTTTTCGATCTGCACTGAATACTTTAACACCGCCTTCATCTACACCAGCTCCAGCTCCAGCACCACCTCCAAGATTGTTATATTGGTCATCAGTCATACGTTCTAAACGACGACCGATTGTTCCTGTTACTTTTACATAACGACCAGTCTCAGGATTAAATATTTTTGTGTTATTGTCTCTGTATAATTTAACCATGATTAATTATTTTATATATACATAAGATATAAAAATATTTTTTGAATTCGCGTGTTTTGAATTAAATTAAATTTTAAAAAATAATTTTAATTAAAAACTACTCCGTTTTGAAAAGCGTGTCTAAGCACATTTAATTTTTGCTTTCTAATTGCTTCTGCTTCTATCTGTACTTTCTTAATAATTTCAGGAGATATATCATAAATCTGTCTTCCACGTTTAGCATATGTTCCAAAATTTTTGAGCATAGGAGGTGCCGTGTCAGAATATAAATATAAATCTGCTTCTCTAACATACTTCTTTTGAAGCCCAGTGACCATACTTGTTGCTTTACTTTTTCTCGCCTTAACTAACTTATCAAGACCAGATACTTGTCTTGGGAACCCTTTTTTGGTTAACTCGTTTAGGTGTGTGATTGTATTCATATTTTTATTATATACTATATAATAAAATAAATAAATGATTATTTTAAAATCGGTAAAGAAAATTAAAAAAGGCAATGAAACATTATATCCCATTGCTAAAATTGTAGGTGGAAAACAAGACGGATTGTATTTATATTTCAACGAAGTTGATTTGAATCTGAAAGATCTTAAAGAAGATTTTGTTAAAAGTTTAGAATTATCAAGTGAAGATAAGAGAGAATTAGAAAAAGCAATAAGTGAAAATCTGGAACCAGAAGACGAAGAGCTAGTCCCAAAGTATTATAAAGTGATAGAAGCGATTGATCAACAAAAAAAGAAAGGCTTCGTACTTAGAAGCGGTGGAAAATTACAACCGCTACCAAATTTTAATAGAATTGAAAAGATTTATATATCAGGCATCAGTGGATCTGGCAAATCTACATTTGCATCAAATTTTATTAGAGAATATTTGAAACAAAAAAGAAAAAACGAGTTCTTCTTATTTTCTAACGTAGATGAGGACGATGTGCTAGATAAGCTAAAACCAATAAGAATTGATTTAGACGACGAGGAAGCTTTATCTGAAGTTAATAGTAGCGACTTCTACGATAGCCTGGTTCTGTTCGATGATACAGATACAATTAGCAACGGGCTGGTGAGAAAATTTATCCAGCATTTACGTGATGACTTACTTGAATGCGGCCGGCATTATAACACGACTGTTGTAGCTGTATCTCACGTTTTACAGAATTATCAAGCAACAAGAAAACTGTTAAACGAAGCCAGTTCTATAGTGTTCTTTCCCAGGGTCGGTAGTAACAACCACAATTACAAATTTTTAAAGCATCATTGCTTATACGATGAAGATACTATAAGAAGATTATTGAACCTCAATTCACGTTGGGTTGCCCTATATAGAAGCTTCCCTAATTATGTTATATACGAGAAAGGCGTGTTCCTAATTTAGTTTTAAATTAATTGTAACTTAAAGACAGGTATATAATTATTTCTTTTAAAAATTTCATAACATTTATAATATGAAATTTATTTATTTTTTATTTCTAACAAACATTAGTTTCATTGTGAAATACTCGCCAGGTAATAACCGATGAGAATACAGCTCCCCAGTTTGATATAGTATATAAATATTAATATCGATCTTTCTAAGAGGCTCGTTAGAAACTAAATTTGTATATCTATAAACTCGCGGAAAGTATTGGTACACTGACCCAATCAACCCTTGTTCTGATATCGGTACAAAGTCACTTAATATTCTTTGCGTTTCATTTAACTGGCTAGAAATATTTTCTGGATTTATTGGTATACTATCAGTTAAAATAACGATATCGCTAAATTTATTAAATAATGGGGTTGTATCAACTTCTGAATAAATTTTATAATAATCTTTTGAATTTATAGTAATTCTATTATTTATCTTGTTATCAAAAATATAAAGTTGTATAAAGTCATTATGTAAAACCAAGTTTCCGTCTGCTACTGGAAATTCTTGGAACCCCCAATTGAATAATTTAGAACTCAAAGATAAAGTGATATTATTCAAATTTCCATCTATGTATTCTATTGGACAAACTAAATATATTTTTGTAGCTACATTAGGATCATATACAAAGAATGGGGCGTCATAGGTTATTCCAGGGTTCAAAATTAGTAAATCACCATGTGCCTCTTGTAATGCTTTATTCAAAATTTCGATGAAATGATTTACATAGTATATGCCTCTTTCTATATACGTTTCATATTTTTGTGTATATACTAAATTTTTTATTACTGAATCTCCAGCATTTGTTAATTTAACTTGAAAAATATTTGGATCTTCTGGGTATATAAACAATGGGAAATTAGCTGGCAATTGAAATCTAATTACGCTAAGTTTATAGTCATTACATTTAGGTAGAATTTCTTCTACTCTTGTTGAGGAATAATACGTATTTATAACTTCATCATTATTTTCTATTGAGTTATGAATTCTGAGATTATAATAAATATACTGTTCGTCATCTGTTTCTTCTTTTATTTTCAAAAAGTTATCACTCATTTATTTTAAGAACTATTTTAATTTCTAATTTAGATAATTATGAAAATCTACAGTGAGCAGACTCACCCAGAAATCTGGATTATAATGTGAATTCTTGTTGATAAAAGTGTTATATTCACTGTCAGATAAATGAATATAATTCAATCTTACACAGCAATGACGCCCGCATGTATTTACGTGTTCTTTAAATTGTTGATACTGAATCTTATTTACAATCAAATCGTAATTACTATTCTCTATTAGATGACTTAAATGTTTTACAATCTGGCCATGCATATTCCGAATTTGGAAATCTGAAAGAGCAACTTCTTCATCAATATCATAAGCATAAGGATCAAAAAAATACAAGGAGCCTTCTTTGTATCTGTTAGTAAGAAGACAAAAATGACCTGAGTTCTGGCTCTTCTGGTATAGGATAATCACAGACCCATCTTGATCTAGAACTTCATCTATTGAATTTACGAACATAAGATCAGAATATCTTATAACTCTACATTTGTAGTCTGATAACCTTAAAACATCATCGCCTGAGAGATATATTTGTTCAGAGTTTTGTACAATTTGTTCTATTCGCATTTTATTATAATTGATTATAATAATTGTAAATTACAAACATCATTTTTTCTTAAAAAAAAAATAAAATCTTTTTTAATAAGAAAAGAGAAATGGAAACAAAAAATTGCAGACTATGTAAAAAAGATTTAGATGTTACACAATTTGAAAAGAATGGGAAAATGCTAAAGACATGTTTCACATGTCGTTCTATTGTTAGAGAGGCAAAGAAACAAAAGAAAGAAAATAAGAATTCTGAATCTGAGAACTCTGGCTCTGACAGTGAGAAGGTTACCAAGCTTGATTTTCAAGAAACCCCAGTCCCCGAGCCAGAGCCTAAACCAACTCCTGAACCAACTCCCGAGTCAAAGCCTGTACAAGAACCTGTTTCAGAGCCTACTGTTACTCCTAAAAATTCTCCTGTTGTCAAACCAAAATTAAAGAGAACAGGAACAGTTGCAAAAAAGGAAAAGAATTTGCCTTCTACAAAAAGAACTCGTAAGTTACAAGTTAAAAACTAATATAATTTTCTGCTAATATTAAATTTTTTAAAAATTTTTAAAAAATTTTATTATCTTATAAACAATAAAGTTAAAAAATGTCTTTATCACCTGTTTTAGTGTTAGATCCACGAATTGATGTTCGGGAGGATCTAGAAAAAAACCATATTATTCATAAAGGGGCACAAAGAAGTACGAATTACGTGCAATCCTCTGATAGTTATCAACTTAATGTGGCACCGACACAAAGTTCCTGGAGTATTTCACCTCCTAGTAACCAAACTATTGTTGATCGTTTTATTCGTGTAAGGCACTACGTTGAATTTGATAGTACCAATGCTAATATAGATTTAGGTATCAATAGTGGGTTTCGCCAGTTCCCTATTTCTTCTATTACTGACGTTGCCACTTTATCTATCAATGGTGAGCAAGTATCTGAGAATATTCAGTCTAAGTTACATGCTATGCTTACTTATGGTAATACCCCCGAGCAACGTCGTAAGAGTTGGAGTGTAGCACCATGTCAACCTGATTCATACCAAGATTATGGTGATTACCTTTCCTATGGAAGTGCTCGTAATCCTCTAGCTGATTATGGCGAGAACAGCACTGAACCTAGTAGAGGGGGTTTTGAGGTTGAAGTGACTGTTGTTAATAAGACAGTCCGAGCAGTAATTACTGAACCTATTTGGGTCAGTCCTTTGTATAATGGTATGGGTGCTCAAGTTGAAGGACTTGTTAATGTTAATCAACTTAACCTAACTCTACGTTATAATACTAACTCTTCTCGTGTATTTTGCCATCATGATACTGGTGCAATTCCTCTTGGTGCTAGTACAGGAAAATTCTACCAAGCACCTGAGTTACTGGTTACTTACTTAACCCCAGATATGACCCAGCCTATTCCCAGTCTACAAGTTCTTCCTTATCAAAGTTGCAATGAATACGTTCGTGAGTTGTCTTCAATTCCTGCAGGAAACACTTCCACCGTATTCAGTGATACGATCAGGCTCTCACAAATTCCTAGATTCGTATATCTCTTTGCTCGCCGTAATGAGGCTACTTCTACTTACGAGACTAGTGATTCATTCCTAGGTATCGAGAATGTTAGTGTTCAATGGAATAACGAGGCTGGTCTGCTCAGTGGAGCAACTAAGCAAGACTTGTTTGAAATGAGCTCTAGAAATGGTTGTAATCTTTCTTATCCGGCTTGGACTAAGTACCGTGGTAGTGTGTTAGCTCTTGAGATGGGAAAAGATATTGGGCTACCTGATGGCATGTCGCCTGGTGTAAATGGTCAATTTACTATTCAATGCCAAGTAACTTTTAAGAACCTTGATGCTAGTGCTTATGTAGGTACTTTCTATTTAGTGACTGTTAATGAAGGGGTTTTCACTGTTGCAGCAAACGTGGCTCGTAGTAGTTTAGGCGGGGTTAGTCCTGATAAGGTTATGCAAGCTTCTGAATCAATGGAAAAAGAAGATCATACTGATCTCGAAGGTGGATCTTTCTGGTCATCTGCTAAGAGCATTGTTAAGAAGGGTCATAAAGCAATTCGTAAGCATAGTGGCTTAGCTAAGAAACTAGCTGAAACAGCAGGAATCGTAGTAGCTCCTGAGGCGGCATTAGCTTATGAAGCAGCTAAAGCTTCTGGTGTGCTCGGAGGTAGTTCTGTTGGTGGTCGCCTAGTCGGAGGAGGTCGCCGTAGAATGCGAAGAGCTTAAAATTCAAATAAAATAAAATTGATTATATATTTAAAAAGAAAAATGTATAAAATATATAATAAAACAAATGTCTTATTCTACAGGAACAGTATATAAGATAATATGTTATTTAGATAGTGATATAATATATATAGGAAGCACGT